TCTCTCTCGACCACGGATTCAACAACCCTACAGCGGTACTATGGCACGCCCTTCTCCCTGAAGGGAAAATCGTAACGTTCCATGAGCACTACATCAGCGGGGAGCCAGTCGCTTACCATGCAAGAGCAATCCATGAGTTTAATAGATCAAATCGCATCTCGCCAAGCATCCTCATTGCCGACCCCAGTATCCGAAATACTGACCCCATCACAGGTACATCCATTTTACAGGAGTACATTAAGTTTGGTCTACCGTTCCAACTCGCAAACAACGATGTTAAAGCAGGCATCGAGCGAGTCTCAGGGTATCTCAAGGGACGCGCTGGTGGAGAGCCTGCTTGGAAATGCACAAGCGATTGCGTCAATCTTATCAAGGAAATGGGACGCTATAAGTGGAAGACCTACACCAGTAAGAAACTCAACGCCCGATACAACAACTGGGAAGAACCCCACAAGTTAAACGACCACGCTGCTGATAGCCTGCGCTACTTTATGATGTCGCGCCCAGACCTTAACCAGATGTTCGCTGAAGAGAACAAGAAGGTTAACCCGTTAGAGTTCTACGACAACGGAGTGGTACAGCCTACTGGCGAGTGGAACGTAAGGGATATTCGTGGCGACGAGTACAGCGCATGGGTAGAGGAACAGGGCGAGTACACCGACCGATCTGGTACAGATATGATGGGAGGTTTATGGTAGACTCTTGACCAGCCTCCCCGGCGCGTGCCAGACTGGCCCTGTCGGGGTCGGAATCAGACGCACTCCAGTATACCTAAGAGGACAAATGGAAACGCGGTATGACTCATCCGGCCGAGTTCAGCCTATTCAGTTTGGCAATATGGCTACTCCCGGCACTTGTTTGTTATGCAACCGTATTGGGCATGATAACACTGAAATCTTCGCTTCCTTGGGAGTGGAATTAGAATTCTATGGAATTGCTTACCTCTGTCTTGATTGCTGTGCAGAGTTGGCAGATTTCATCCTTTTCAAGAGCCCTGAAGCGTACAACAAATTAAATGATAAGTACGCTGCTCTTAAGAAGGATTGGGATATTCTTCGGAAGCAGTTAGCGGAAGCGAAAGGTTTAATTGATGTTCGAATTGACACTGCTGGCGACCGTGAGCCTAGTGGCGATGGGTCTGCTAGTATTCCTCTTTTTGAGGTTGAATCAGACGCAGATTTCATTGATTCAATCCTTAACTCTGACGAATCAGTCTCTGCTGAATCAGGTACGAAGTAGGGACCTCGGTACTCTGTCGGGACTTCAGGTTGCTACCGGAACCTCAGTTCCTACTGATGATTACATGTCAACTGACGATCGTGAATTAATGGCGTGGCAGGAAGCCGTTGCTCATCAGCATGAGAACGGCGATGTTATTTTTGACGATGAAGACCTCAGCAACGTTAGGGCGGCCTTATGAGTGTCGAAGCAACTGAGCAGACACCTAGTAATATTCTAGATGCCTTAATGGTGCAGAAGCAGAATGAGGCTATCGCAGGCTGGGTAGAAGATCAGTTTAAGAAGATGAAGAACGCTCGCTTAGATCAGGAGCGTCAGTGGTATCTTAACCTTGCCTTCTACTTTGGCAATCAGTATTTAGTTCCCATCAAGACTTCGATGTCTGGTGGGAATCTTGCGTTCTCTACGCCTAAGGCTCCGCCGTGGCGTGTTCGCATGGTGGTTAACCGTGTGCGGCCCATCATCCGTACTGAGATTGCCAAGTTAACGGCCCAGAAGCCTACTGCCTATGTTGTTCCCGCTACAGGTGAGGATCAGGACAAGGCAGCCGCCCGCGCCGCTGAGCAAATCTGGGAAGCGGCATTTAGGGACTTAGAGATTAGCAAGTTACTTCGTCGTATGCTTTGGTGGGGCACCATCTGTGGTAACGCCTTCATCAAAGAATATTGGGATCAGGCGATGGAAAACGGTATGGGCGGCGTTCACATGGAAATTGTGAGCCCGTTCCATCTTTCAGTTCCCGATATTACTATTGAAGATATCGAGGATCAGCCGTATGTTATTCATTCAACTACTAAAGATCTTGACTATGTTCGCCGAACTTACGGTGTTACGGCTGCGCCGACTACTGCTTCAAATGACGTTCTTATTGATACTCGTTATTTGAACATTACGTCAGACGCCAACGTTAATAAGAAGGATCAGGTTCTCTGCCACGAAGTCTGGATTAAGCCCCACGGACACAAGATGTTCCCAGAGGGCGGGTTAGTGACGGTCATCGGTGGGAAAGTTGTCCAGAGAATTGATAAATACCCCTATCCTCATGGACAGTATCCGTTTGCTAAATTCGATCATGTCCAGACAGGTAAGTTCTACAGTGACTCCGTTGTTACGGACCTCATCCCGCTTCAGCGAGAACTCAACCGCACTCGTTCGCAGATCATTGAGGCTAAGAACCTCATGGCGAAGCCGCAGTTAATTGCGCCTAAGGGTTCAGTTGATCCTCGGAAGATTACATCCGAGCCGGGTCAGGTTATTCAGTACACGCCAGGATTACAGCCTCCGACACCCCTTCCGTTACAGGCTCTTCCGAGTTATGTGTTACAGGAAGTTGATCGACTCGTTCAGGATATGGACGACGTTAGTGGTCAGCATGAGATTTCCCGTGGTCAGAACCCTTCACAGGTGACCGCATACTCGGCCCTGTCGTACTTACAGGAGCAGGATGAATCCAAACTCGCTGCTTCCGTATCGTCTGTTGAAGAGTTCATTGAGAAGATTGCGCGCCTGTACCTTAAATACGTTGTTTATTATTGGGATTTACCACGAACCGTCCGAGTGGTAGGACGCGATAAGATGGTGGATGCTGCCGCTTGGAAGGGCAGCGACATTCGTGGTAACACCGATATTCGCGTTGAGCACGGTTCTGCTATTCCTCTGGGCAAGCAGCAGAAGCAGACGTTCTTACTCGATTTGTTCAAACTGGGAGCAATTCCGCCCGAGCAGTTATTCGAGTTGCTTGATATGAACGACCTGAATGATGCTGAGTCCGACTTCATGGTTGATAAGCAACAGGCGTCGAGGGAAAATATCCTTATGACTGAACTCGGCGCTCAGATGCCTCCTGAGATTATGCAGCCTTTTATTGATCCGATGAGCGGTCAGGAAATGCCTGCTGGCTCTAACGTCCCGCAGATGTTCTTACCGAACTCTTGGGATAACCATGAGGCTCACATTATGTACCACAATAACTTCCGCAAGTCGCAGGAGTTCGATCAGGCTCCTGATGTTGTGAAGCAGTTGTTTGAACACCACGTTATGCTTCACCAGTACGCACTTGTGGGAGGGGTTAATCCGATGGGTGGCGGTCAGCCTACTATCGGTGGCCCACCCCCAGCAGAAGGGGGCGCAGAGCCTCCGCCGCCCGGTGGAGATACCGCAACAGAATCCCAAACACAACCTCCAGGTCAGGGGAATTAAATGGCAATTCACACTATTGGAGAGCCCGTTACCGGGACCTTCACCAATCCCGCCCTTCCTAGCGGTACTCATGCAGCCGGTAGTTATGGCCTTATGTCTGATTTAGATACGGGTGCTGCTGCACAGCACGCTGCTAAGGACCTCCCGCACTTAACTGTCAATGATAAGGTGTTCGCTACTCGGTATGAGTCTGAGGCAGCCGCACCTACCAAGGACACTAAGGACCCTAAGGACCCTTCTTCCAAGCCGAAGAAGTAACATAACAACAAAATAATTGAAAGGTAAGGCATCGTGGGTAACGAAAATGAGTCGGAGGCGCAGGGTGCGCTAGCCGGTTCTGAGTTAACTATTGAGCAGATTGCGGCTCAAATGTTGGGTCTGGACGCCGCGGGCGATGACCAGTACACTGACAGCACAGAGGACGAGAGCGACGAGCAGCCTGTCGGACACCCGGCATGGCAGGCGATTCTCTCTCAGATTCCCGAAGAGTTACATAGCAAGGTTATTCCTACACTTCAAGAGTGGGACGCTGGTGTTAGTCGTAGGTTCCAGAAAATCCACGATGAGTATGCACCTTACAAAGAGTTCGAAGAAGTAGATCCAGAGGATATTAAGCAGGCGTTAGGCGTTTATGAAGCCTTAAATAACGACCCTGCTTCAACGTGGGAAACAATCGGGAGAGTTTACGGACTTAGCCCTAAAGAGGTTTCTCAGGCTGTGTCGGCGTCAGAAGACGACGATCTTGATTTTGACGCTTTACCGCAGAGCATTAAGGATAAGTTGTCGAAGGTTGATCTTCACGATCAGGTTCTAGAGGTTATGTCCCAGCAGTTGTTAGAGTCTCAGAGGGCTGAAGAAGAGGCCGAAGAGGACGCAGCGCTGGAAGAAATTATGGAAGAACTCCGAGAAGAGTACGGAGACTTCGATGAGGATTACGTTGTTGGCTTAATGGCAAGCGGCGTTGATCCCGAAGAGGCAGTTGAGCGGTTCACTAATATGACCGCTAAGTATAAG